CCTTATAGGTGGGCGGGGTTTTTTTGTGGGCGTGTGCTTCGCTTGTAGCGTGTGCCTTGATTTTTTTTCCTAAGATAAAGTACCTCGATAGAGGTACCATTGATCAAAGCAATTACGAAGTAATTACCATTAACTAATACCCCTTTTTACTAGATAGGGATCCTAATATGTCTATATAATGTTGGATTTATACTTAAGTTCGTGGTAAAACCATTATGAAAGTTTTAAAACAAAAGGTAAAAAATTTCGCAAAAAAAATTTTACAAAGGCAAAAAATTTCGCAAAAAAATTTTTCAAAATGAAAGTAGATCTAGAAAAGATAAAGAAACTACCCCCTGATATTAAAAATGAGTTCATGAAGATGTATCTCAAACACAATCAGAGGAAGAAGGTAGAGAACATTAACACGGACTTCCTATCCTTTGTCAAACATGTGTGGCCAGATTTCATTGAAGGATACCACCATAAAAAAATTGCAGATAAGTTTAATCAACTTGCAGATGGCAAGATCAAACGATTGATTATCAATATGCCACCGAGACATACTAAGTCCGAGTTTGCGAGCTTCTTGCTCCCTGCTTGGATGATCGGGAGAAAACCTAAATTAAAAATTATCCAATCTACTCACACCACCGAACTTGCGGTACGGTTTGGTCGTAAGGCTAAGACGTTGATGGACAGTGAAGAATACAAAGAAGTCTTTGAAACACGGCTCAGGGAAGATAGTCAGGCAGCAGGTAAATGGGAAACTTCTCAAGGCGGAGAATATTATGCAGCGGGTGTTGGTTCAGCGATCACGGGCCGTGGTGCGGATCTCTTGATCATTGATGATCCACACTCAGAGCAAGATGCTTTGAACTTACAATCCATGGAGCGTGCTTATGAATGGTATACTTCAGGTCCTCGTCAACGTTTACAACCGGGTGGTGCGATTGTGTTAGTTATGACACGTTGGAATACCAAAGATCTAACCGGAGCTTTAATGAAGGCTCAAGCAGAATCAAAAGCAGATCAGTGGGAGGTCATTGAGTTTCCTGCCATCCTACCTTCGGGTCAACCTGTGTGGCCTGAGTATTGGAAGTTAGATGAGTTAGAAGGAGTGAAAGCTTCTTTGAGTTTACAAAAATGGAATTCACAATGGATGCAAAATCCTACCTCCGAAGAAGGAGCTATCATCAAAAGAGAATGGTGGAACGATTGGGAACATGAAGATATGCCTAAAGTCAGTCACATCATTCAAAGTTATGATACTGCATTCATGAAAAAACAAACTGCCGATTATTCTGCTATTACCACCTGGGGTGTTTTTTATTTGAACGAGGACAGCGGACCTCAGTTAATTTTACTAGATGCGGTGAAAGAGAGATTAGAGTTTCCTGAACTAAGGAGAGTGGCTAAAGAACAATATAACTATTGGGAACCTGAAACGGTTTTAGTCGAGGCCAAAGCATCAGGGCTCCCGCTTACCTATGAATTAAGAAAGATGGGAATACCGGTTATTAACTTTACACCAAGCAAAGGGAATGATAAGCATACACGTGTTAACTCAGTTGCACCTCTATTTGAAAGTGGATGCATATGGGCGCCCACTAGTAAAGACTTTGCGCAAGAGGTAATTGAGGAATGTGCAGCTTTCCCTTATGGAGATCACGATGACCTCGTGGATTCCATGACGCAAGCTATTATGAGATTTAGACAAGGAGGTTTTGTGGATCATCCTGAAGACTATGAAGATGAACCCCTACCTCACCAAAGGAGAACATATTATTAATGATAGGTAAAAAATTCGGACCTCCACCTTTACGTGGTCCTAACCCACAGGGCTTGAATATTATTACAAAAAAGAATACAACCGTAAGACTGGAGAAAATAAATGGCGGAAGTCGAAAAAACATTAAACAACGTAGAATCAACAGTTAGAATAGATCCTGAAGAATTAAATCAGGAAATAGAAATAGCTGAAGAAGAGAAGGAAAAAGCAGGGAAACCTGTTGACGTTGTAGAGAACGAAGACGGAAGCGTAGATATTAACTATGATCCCGCTGTAGCAGCCGTGGATCAAGGGGAAGATCATTTTTCCAATTTAGCAGAATTATTACCAGAAGATGTTTTAGGTTCCTTGTCTTCTGAATTAATGAGTAATTATCAAGACTATAAAATGTCTAGAAAAGATTGGGAAAAATCTTACATCGAAGGACTAGACTTATTAGGATTTAAATACAACGATCGAACCGAACCTTTTAAAGGTGCATCAGGTTCTACTCACCCCGTATTAGCAGAAGCGGTAACTCAATTTCAAGCTCTAGCTTACAAAGAATTATTACCCGCAGGTGGTCCTGTACGAACTCAGATTATGGGAGTCCCTGATCCGGCAAAAGAGCTTCAAGCAACACGGGTCAAGGAATTCATGAACTATGAAATCATGAATAATTTAAATGACTACGAACAAGATTTTGACCAACTATTATTTTATTTACCTCTTTCAGGATCTGCATTCAAAAAAATTTATTATGATGAAGTAGATGGAAAAGCGGTTTCTAAATTTATTCCTGCAGATGATATTATAGTTCCTTACACAGCTACTAGTTTAGAAGATGCGGAGTCCGTGATTCATGTTGTACGTATGTCGGAAAATGATTTACGAAAACAGCAAGTCGGTGGTTTTTACAAAGACATTGAATTAACTCCTGGAGCACAAAATGAAACGGAATCAGAAAAAAAAGAACGTGAACTTGCAGGAGAAACAAAAACAAAAGACTCTAATGTATTTACTTTATTAGAGGTACACACTGAATTAGATCTAGAAGGCTTTGAAGATGTAGATGCAGAATTTAATGAACCCACTGGAATTAAACTTCCCTACATTGTTACCATTGAAGAATCTTCTAGAGAAGTTTTATCGATTAGAAGAAACTATGAAATAGGTGATGTTAAGAAAAAGAAAATACAATATTTTGTTCACTTTAAATTTTTACCAGGACTAGGGTTTTATGGTTTTGGTTTGATCCATATGATTGGTGGTTTATCCAGAACTGCCACTGCAGCATTACGTCAATTATTAGACGCAGGAACTTTATCTAATTTACCCGCAGGATTTAAAATGCGTGGGATACGAATCAGAGACGATGCACAAGGAATACAACCAGGAGAGTTTAGAGATGTCGATGCACCTGGTGGAAATCTTAGAGATGCTTTTATGCCTCTTCCTTTCAAAGAACCGTCAGCTACATTATTAAATTTAATGGGGGTCGTAGTACAAGCAGGTCAACGTTTTGCTTCAATAGCAGACTTGCAAGTGGGTGACGGGAATCAAGGAGCAGCTGTGGGTACGACCGTTGCGCTTCTAGAACGAGGAAGTCGTGTGATGTCCTCTATCCATAAAAGAATTTACAATTCTATGAAAAAAGAATTCTCTTTGTTATCTAGAGTATTCAAATTATATCTTCCAGCTGAATATCCTTACGATGTAGTCGGTGGACAAAGAACTATTAAACAAACAGACTTTGATGACAAAGTGGATATTATGCCAGTTGCAGATCCAAATATTTTCTCTCAGACTCAGCGTATCTCTATTGCGCAAACAGGAATGCAATTGGCACAATCTAACCCTCAAATGCATAACATGTATGAAGTATACCGAAACATGTACGAAGCATTAGGAATAAAAGATGTAGAATTAATTTTAAAAAGACCTCCTCAACCTGCTCCTAAAGATCCCGCACTAGAACATATTGATGCTATTGCAGGATTAGAATTTAAAGCATTTCCTGGACAAGATCATAGAGCTCACATAACAGCTCATTTAAATTTCATGGCAACCAACCTAGCTAGAAATAATCCTGTGGTAATGGCTGGATTAGAGAGAAACATTCTAGAACATATTTCAACGATGTCTCAAGAACAAGTTCAAGTGGAATTTAAAGAAGAATTAATGCAGTTACAAATGCTACAACAAAATCCACAGACTATGCAAGATCCAAATGTACAAATGCAAGTTAAAATGCTTACTGAAAAAGTAGAATCTAGAAAATCAATACTAGTTGCAGAAATGATGGAAGAATTTATGAAGGAAGAAAAAAGAATTACTTCTCAATTTGACAATGATCCTATTGCAAAACTTAAATCAAGAGAGTTAGACCTACAAGCAAAAGAACATCAGCGTAAAAAAGAAGAATCAGAAGCTAGATTAAACTTAGATCGTATGAAATCTATGATGGATCAAGGATTTAAGGAAGAAAAACTAGATCAAAACGAAGAATTAGCTAATCTAAGAGCAGATACGTCTATTGAAAAAACTATTTTGTCTGCTCAACTAAAAAAGGACAACTAATATGTGGTTTAGTGCCATTAAACTAGCTGTAAACGCAGGTTCACACATTTTTAAGAAGCGTCAAGAGACAAAAATGCTAATGGCAGACGCTCAAATGAAACATGCAGAAAAAATGGCATCGGGAGAGACAGATTACCAAGGAAAGTTACTAGAAGCACGTCAATCGGACTGGAAAGATGAGTTCGTTTTGCTCGTCCTAACGGCTCCTATAGCCATTTTGGCTTGGGCAGTAGTATCGGACGACCCAGGTGCTTTAGAAAAGATGCAATTGTTCTTCAAATATTTCTCAGAACTACCTTCTTGGTTTACTAACTTATGGATACTTGTAGTCGCTTCGATTTATGGTATAAAAGGAACTCAAATATTTAGAGGAGGAAAAAAATAATGGCAAGTAAATTTTTTAAAAAAGCATTAAAGGCAGCAGCAGGGGCAGGAGCCGTAGCACTAGCACTTAAAGGCATTAAAAAGAAACCTGTAACTAAAACTAAGTCACAGGGTTTAGGTAGTAAAAATCCAATTGATAGATCTTTTGCAAAAAAAGGTTTTAAAGGAACAAATAAAACAGGAGATGCTTCTGCAGCAGAAGCTATGGCTTTATCAGATAGAAATAAAAAAATATTTAAAGATGGTCTAAGTAAAATAGCAGCAGCTGGTGGAGTATCTAAATTAAAATCTGGTGGACGTGTAGGAAAAATGGGTGGCGGAATGATGAAGCGACCTATGTATAAAAAAGGTACGCCTAAACCTACTGGTAAAAATAAATTCAAAGGTTTTTCTAAACTACCAGAAAAAGTTCAAATGAAAATGAATAAAAAATTAGCTAAATTAGTGTAATGTTAAAACAATTAGTTAAAACTATTTTATCTCCCATGACACATTTTCGTAATGTCATGTGTTCTTTGGTTTGTAGAATATTTGGTATCACTCAATGTTTATGTAATCACGACTGTAACTGTAAGAAGAAAAAGTAATGGCTGATAAAGATAAAGATAAAAAGAAAAAGAAAAACAAAAAAATCAAATTTTTTGTTAGTCCAGAACTTTCTACAGGTGAAGGAAAAGATACTAAAAACTTTACTAAAGGAATTACTATTGGAGGAAGTAAAGGTAAATTAAAAGGTAATTTAAATCTTAAATCTTCAAAAGATACATTTCCCGGTGGAGACCAAACAAGAAATTCTGCTAGATTAGAAGGCGGTGGTAAAGGTCTTACTTTTTATATTGAAAAAGGAAAATCTAATAGAGGTAGAAAAGATAAATCAATTGGTCTTACATTTTCTAAAACTTTTAACAAAGGCGGTAGAGTAGGTCTTAAAAGTGGTGGCCTAGCTAAACGTGGTAAAGGTTGTGAAATAAAATAATGGCTAAATTGTGTCCAAAAGGAAAAGCAGCAGCAAAACGTAAATTCAAAGTGTACCCTTCTGCATATGCGAATATGTATGCATCTGGAGTTTGTTCAGGAAAAATTACACCAGGTGGTAAAAGAAATAAAAAAGCTTTAGGAGGCATGGCTCAAATGTCTGGTATGGGCAAAGCTAGATTTAGATAATGGCTGAAAAGGGATTACGATCCTGGGTCAAAGAAAACTGGGTCGACATTGCAAATAAAAAGAAAGACGGATCCTATCCCAAGTGTGGAAGAAGTGGTGGAGAGAAAAGAAAAAATTATCCTAAATGTGTTCCTATTGCAAAAGCAAGAGGTATGTCTAAAGGAGAACGTAGAGGTGCAGTTGCAAGAAAACAAGCTGTAGCAAATACAGGACCAACACCTTCAAGAGCTGCAACTTTTTCAAAAAGGAAAAGCATGAAAATCGGAGGATTAGTGTAATGGCTATGAATAGAGGAAACATGTCTCAACAAATAACTAAAGGTCCTAATAAGAAAAAACTTCCTATGCAAGAATACATCGGGACTTATATTAAGGGAGATCTTGGTGGTAAAAAAGTTTCAAATAAAAGTTTAAAAAAATACTACAAAGGATTAGTATAATGCGTAAACAGGATAATATGCCTGCAAGGAATAAAAAAAATTTCAGATCCACAAAATCTGGAGCAGGTATGACCCGAGCCGGTGTTGCTGCCTATAGAAGAAAAAATCCCGGCTCTAAACTAAAAACAGCGGTGACTGGAAAAGTTAAACCAGGATCTAAAGCTGCAAATAGACGTAAGTCTTATTGTGCACGTAGTGCAGGACAAATGAAAAAATTCCCTGAAGCTGCAAAAGATCCTAATTCAAGACTTCGCCAAGCACGCAGAAGATGGAAATGTTAAATGAAAAAAACAAAAGCAAAAATAAAAAAAGTAATTAAAGGTTTAAACAAAGCTTCTAAATTACACGCAGGACAAGCTAAAGTATTAAAAGGAGTTATTGGTGGATCCAAAAAAAGGAACGGGTAAAAAACCTAAAGGATCTGGCAGAAGATTATATACAGACGAGAACCCTAAAGATACAGTTAGTATAAAATTTGCTACACCTGCGGATGCAAGGGCTACGGTATCTAAAGTAAAAAATGTATCAAAACCTTTTGCTAGAAAAATACAAATATTAACTGTTGGAGAACAGCGTGCCAAGGTTATGGGTAAATCAAAAGTCGCTGCAATATTTAAAAAAGGCAAAGAAACCCTAAGAAAAAATAGAAAGGTAATATAATGGACGATCTATTATTAATCTCTAAACTACAAAAAGCAATTAAAGACAGACAACAAAGTTGTGTTGACGTAATATGCACCGGTGGTGTTGACAGTATGGAGAAATACAACTATATGTTAGGACAGATACGAACGTATCAAACAATACTACAGGACATCTCTAGCCTGCTAGAAACAAAGGAGCAA